AATCTGGTGATTTCTGACCGCACTTGATGAATTAGCGAAAGAGAAATGCAATGCCGAAAATCACAAGCAACCAAAAGGCAATGGAAAGAATAAAGATTCCACGCCATACAATATGCCGTGGCATATTTAATAAATAATCAATCAGTTTCTGTTTCATTTCGCTCTCGTGCTTTTTCTCGCCATTGCATTAATTCGGAAAATGTCATTTGCTCAAAGGCTTGTGGTTGCCAGTGAAAGATGATGGCAATATCTGCCATGGCATCTTCCACGGTTGCGGCAATCATTACTCGGTCGCTTCGGTTTCCACTTCCGAGTTCTTCCCTAAAAAACCAACAGCCGCCGCAGCAAGCTCGGTGAAGTCCGCCACTTCCATGGTGACAAAATCAGATTTATGCAAAACAGGGGTAGTCACACGTGCAAGTAACACTTGTAATGCGTCCACATCCATTTGCAACACATCAAGCATTTTTAAGCCTTTTAATGCGGGTACCGTTGGTTTATTGACGGTGATTTCCGTGATTTGGTTTTCGCCACGAGTAATAGGGGTGGTTAAGGTGATAATTTTGGTGTTTTCTGTTTTCATTTTATGTTTCCTTTAAAATCCCTCTTTTTTGTAAAGAGGGGAGGGGGATTTAATAAAAGCCCCTTTCGGGGCAAGGTGTGTGAATTAAATGCCGATTGCTGAGCGATGCTCTGCGAGACGATCAACGCCACCGACAATGAAAACGGAATTGATTAAGTCAATTTCCACGAGGTCTTTGCCGTTTTCGATGATTTTGTAGTAGGTTAATGGCACGGTGTAGCTTTGTTCGGTGTCATCGCCCGATTTACTAGTGCCGTTATCAATCTCGCCGAAACGACCACGCATGACCAGTTCGATTGAAACCACTTCTTCGGTGTCATCTTGTTGATAGGCACCCGCAAAACGTAATGCCGTGCCGTCAATTTTTCCGCCAAATTCTTTGATAAGTTCGGTCATATAACCGCCCATTTTGAATTGCGCTTCCAAGCCTTCTACCCCTAAATTCACTTTCACTGGACCAAACATGCCGCCTGCACGGTATTCTTCCAGTTTCATGGCTAATTTAGGTTGGGTGATTTCGGTGACTTGGCCACGGTAAGAATTACCGTCAGCCATAAAATTCATTAATTTGAGTTTACGAGGTAATGCCATTTTTTACGCTCCTACTTTTGCAATGTTTGCGGCAAATTCCACAAGGTATTCATCGCTAATGTATTGGTTGAAACCAAGTTGTTCTAACGGTGGAACAGGGCAGTAGTCATAAGACACTAGCAATTTTGCATCTTTCAAGGTTGCGGCAGTGTTTAAGTTGGCATTGATAAATGCTTTCCCACCGATTAAATAACCTTGCGCCACATATTCGCGCCATTTTGCATTGATCGCTTCTACGATTTCTTTTACAAGATTCACGGAGATGTCTTTATCCATCGCCCAGTCAAAGGATTGTGCAATAGTGTCTTTCAATACTTGTGCCGTGCGAGTGTAGTTTTCGTAGATAAATAATTTATCTGCCGAACGAGTGCGTAATCCCCAGAACTTAAAGCCATTGTGATTGACACAACAAGTAATGCCTTGTTCATTGAGATAATTAACGTCGGTTGCACTGTCGTTAATATCAAATGAAAGTGGCTTGGTGACACCCGTCACGCCAGTTAAACCTTTGTTTGAAATTGAAGTATGCCAGCCGTATTCTTTATCTTGATATGCACGCATTGCGGCAGCGCGAACAACGGCATAATCCACTTCGGTTTGTTTAGTGTTTGGGTTAAACGATAAGAAATCACCGAAAATCAGCATTAATTCACGTTGCGAGAAATTGCGACCGTATGTCACTGCTTCTTCTTTGGTTTTTGCTGTTCCACATGATGCATATACAAAGCCGTTGAGTTTTTTCGCTACGCTTAAAAGCTCGGTGGTCACATCTTGGCTGTCATATTTCGGGATGCAGAAAATACGTGGTTTGACACCACAAACTGCAGCAGACACGAGGAACGCTTTTAAGCCAGTGTAATTGCCTTCGTTATCTACGGTTCCGATCACATTGGCTTTCATGGTGCTTTCATCTTCGTTTTCTTCTACACGAATGACGACAACTTTACAATTCACAATGTCCGCAATGCCATCTAGCGCACGAGATAGCGTGCCTTTTTTACCTGCTTTGGCTTGCATTTCGGCGGTGATACCAGTTAAAAGAGTGGGTTTGTTTAGAGGGAAAACCGATGCATCTGCATCTGGTGCGGTTGCCACTAAACCGATAATTGCAGTGGATGATGTGGTGAGTGTTCGCAAGGCTTCGGAAATTTCCGTTACCTTGACCCCATGGAGATATTCATCTGTCATAATTTTAGCCCTGTTGTTGAGAGATAGGGCTATTTTGTAAGGATTTAAAAGCCAGTGGTAGCGCTTGGCGTTGTGGTATTTAAACTAACAAAGGGCGGTTAGGTAGAGTCGGACGGATAAAAACGCGGAATTACCCATTGTTTTTAAATCCGCAAATCATTTATATAAAAATTTTCAGATTTTTTTAAAAAAACTATTTACCTTTATAAAACTGAGCCTTATAATAGGCTCATATAAACAAGAGATGGCTATAGAGCCGCTAATTAATAAGCCTAAGGAGGCGATTATGACAACTCAAACTATCCAAATCACAAAACCACAATTAATTGGTTCAGAAAAACAAATTAACTGGGCTAATGACATTATCAACAACATTATTACCATTCTTGGAGACATCGAAATCCCGCAAGGTGCAACAGCAGAGCAAATCGCTCATGTACAAAAAATTGTAGATACATTTTTTGGCCGTCAAGAATCTTGGGTATGGATTGATAAATACAGCAGATTTACAAGCACAACCCCAAAACAAACAATCTTTGCAGTAGTGATGGTTGATGGTGGTAAAAAATAATAAAAAGCCCCATAAGGGGCTTTCTTCAATAAGGAGAAATTATGAATTATAAAGAAATCATGTACACCGTAGGTCAACTAGTCCGCTGTGTTTATGGCGTTGATGTGCCACTTAACGTACAAAATACGATTATTAGATTCCCCGCCAAAGGGATTGGGCTAATGAATCAACGTGGCGATATTATAAACACGGCAAACCAAGACGAGGTTATGCGCCTGATGAATAAAATCCCAAGCGATTTAACCGACCCTAAAGATAAGATGGAATTTGATGCTCAAGGTGCTTTTTGGCTAGGATACTATCATTACGCCAAGATAACAGATGATATAGCAAACTATGGTGCTAATGAGTTAACCGTCGTAGGTAATGCTCTATATGGCGACCAATGGCAAACAGCTCTATCAAGAGATCTTGAACTATCAAGTCCTAGACGGTTGAGAGCTTGGCTATCTGGAGAGCGCAAGATACCTACTGGGATTTGGTTTGATGTGGTTGAGCTTTTAAAAGAGCGCCACCTAAAAATAGGCGAGATTATAAAAAAAATGGCTTAAATTTAGATATATAAAAACGGCGGGTAATTCCGCCGTTTGTTTTAAACCTTATTAGGCTAAACCTTATCAGGCCAAGGGTCGGATGTTGTCCACATCATAGCGGGCGGTCTCAGATTTTTAGGACCAACATCAGGTATTGCCTCATTGCCTTTTATTTTAGGGTCTGCGTGATAAGGCGTGAATCGCATAAAATTAGCATCGCCTACCCCTCCCACATAAATACCTGCAACCGCTCGATTGGTGTCATCATCATATAAGCTAAATCCACAAGAGTCATCTGATCTAAATCCAAGAGGAATCCCACTTGTACCAATAACTTCAACCCTTCCTGGCTGTCTTGGTAGATACCCTTTTTCTGTTTTGCCTAAATAACCAAACAGCCCCCAAGATAACCCGCCCATATGACATGATACAAGGTTGCCTTGCCTGCGGAATTTAATGTAAGCACCTGGCTTTAAGTTTTTAGTTACAGCATTAACCAAACCTGTATCACCATCTGTCACCATCCATTTTCCGTTGCGTTTTTGCCATTTCCAAGCTCCGACTCCACCGCCATCTGATGACTCATAGATAGTCCCGTTAGGCTCATTGCCTTTTATTTTGGGCTCCTCTCCTGTTATTTTGTCACCTGTTGTATCAGGTTTATCAGGGCGACCTCTACCAAGCACAACAGTTATGGCTTTAACATCTCGCCCAATTTGTTCGAGGACTTCAGGCAGTTGTTGCAAAAGGCTCATTAGCTATTTTTTCCTCGTAGATAAGCCGCCTTTAAGTCTATTGTTTTTAAGGCGTTAATTTCTTCAATTAAGCCATCTAGGCTCGATTTAAATTCTGTGAGTTTAGCGGTTAATGCCTCAGGCGCACTGCTTCCGCTTGCTTTGAGTTTCCGCAATTCTTCCGCAAGCTCACGGAATGTATCTAAATCTGCTGATACCTCACCGCCTAACAGGTCATTTTTTAGTTGTGTTATCTTTGCCTCAATTTGAGCCAAAATATTTTTGTCTTGCTCGCCTAAGTAAGTCGCAAATTCGGTTAATAATTGTTGGATAGTTTGTGTAGTCATAGTCGTCCTATTTTGTAATGGAGGATTAAATCTGAAAATTCAGGCAAAACAGGTGTGCCACAGCCACCAGAAATACCTTTTGATAACGTCACCTTGATAGGTTGTTTTGATTGCAACGATACCGCCACTGCTTGTTTCAACTGCAATTTCACGTCGATAGCCCGTTTACAGTCTTTCATCGCATCATTCCTCTACGCGTTCCGCAGGATAATAGCTATAACGCGTAATCTTTCCGCCACATAGCGTGTCTCGCCAGTTGCTCGTATTCGTGATTTTTAACGCCCAACTTGCGGTCTTCCATTTTGTGTTAGCTAATCGGTCGCGCGTGCAAGTGATTTTGATGTTGTTATCAGATAACGAAATACCATTGCCTTTTGTCAAATGGATAACTGGATCTTTGCTATCAGGCACGATAAACAAGTCAAATTCGCTATCAGCAAAACCTTCTGGTACTTCTTTTTCATCTAGCGTCAGCGTTTCGCTTTCATCGTCACCAAATTTCCACTGAAAATTAATGATCGGTTTATCTTTAGTCATCATGTTTAAACATTGCCCCTAATTGATTTGGGCTAAATCGCCAACCGCTTTCGCTACCGTAAATCGCATTAAAGCACCATTCGCTACAAAAATATTTTGAGCGTTTTTGTTTGATTCCAAGTACGATTCCTAGCGCACCCCACCAGTCGTATTTCTTGCCCGAAGTGCGGTTAAAATAGGCTTTAATTTGCTCCTCAGTGACATCGTTGAGGGGAATTAAATCCCATTTGGTGTTATCGGATACATCAATTTGTTTGCAACGCACCCCTCCGTCTTGCACGCTGGATGAGTAGCAATCGAACACCGTTTGATGCTCATAATGATGCCCGTTGCCAAACTCAATACGCTCAATGGCAATCTCGCAGTGAGAATATTGGCCCTTAGTGCAAAATCGGGTAATGCGGTCGGCTATCGCTTTGATTGGCTCTTTGCGCCAGTCTCGCTTGTGCTTGTACATCGCCAAATACACCTTAGCCATTTTGATATGCCTCCATCAAGTTATCCATTTGCTTGATAATGTCATCATGGATTGATTGCAACTGCTCAAGTGTGAGATTAGGGGCTTTGAGCTCGTACTTGCGCATACGTTGGTTAGCTAATTCAACCTGCAGTTTTTCAAGCCCTGCCGCTTGTGTCAAAATCAGATTTGTAGCGGTCTTATTATCCAGTCTTGCGCGTTGTGCAAAGTCTGAGATATATCGACTACACTCACCTTCATAATTTGCCGCTTTAAAGGATTCCGCTGCCGCTTGTCGCTCACGATACTCACTCTCAAAACGTGTCCATGTGCTGTAGATTTTTGCCGAGTGCTCATCTATGTCGCCGATAAGGCGAGTTTGGGTTGTTGTAAAATTATCAGCAATTTTTTCTTCATCTTTTACCCATGCTGTACCGTTCCATTTACATGGTTCAGCAAGTGGCGCAAGTGCGGTTAAATTTTCGGGCAATTCACCTAGTGCGGTATGTTCTACTTTTTCTCCGGTATCCGTGCTGTAATAGGTGCCCCTATGGTCAGCTTGGTATTGCCAACTGTTATCTGCTCGCACAATGACAAGGCCTGGTTTCGGTTGTGGCGGTGCATCTAAATAACTGCCTGCGGAAAGGCTACCGCCTTCGCTCACATATTCGGTGGTGCTGTGGCTGTAAATACCTTGGTTGTCAGTGCAATACACGGTGATTTCACCACTGGTTTCGGCAAAGCCGTCTTGATTAAATGTTACGGTCATGTTGTACTCCTTATTCGGCTAAGCAGATGTAGTGATAGGCGATATTGCGGGGACGGTTTTCGTTGGCGGTAGGAACTGTGCGACTTGCATCGAAATCCCAAAAAATCCAGTTTAAATTCCCGTTAGGGTGATTTTCTGTTCCATTAATTAGGGCTCTTGCTCCATTAGAATTTATTCTGATAGCACCATTAGTATCTCCCTGTTTAGCATCCCCATTGGCTAGCCATCCTTTGTATGAGCCGACTGGTGAACCAGCCTTGATATTTCGAATAGCATCACCTTGGCTTGAAAGTACTGTTCGAGCATTATCAATTCCTCGCCCATTATCCCAACCACGAATAAACTCCCCACGCAAATCAGGTAATACACCCGATGGATATTTCTGTGCCAATTTTGGATAACGGCGAGTGTCAAACCGCTGTCCGTTCATGGCCAAGCAACCTGTTGGGACGGTAGAAAGCGGATAAGGAATAGGGATACCAACAAATAAATCATGTAAGGCATTAAAATCAGTGGCATTCGCTTTTTTCCCAATTTCCGCAAGCAAAGTCGCTTTTAAATTTGCATCGCCTGCCAACGCACGGGCTAATTCTTCCAGTGTGTCTAATGCTGCTGGGGCAGAACCCACCAATGCGGCAATTGCGGTTTTCACAAATTCTGTCGTCGCAATTTGGGTGTTGTTGGTGTTTGGGTTGGCAGTAGGGGCTGTTGGGACACCTGTGAACGCAGGGCTAGCTTTTGGGGCGTAGCCTGTGCGGTCTTGGTTGATGGTTTCTACTTGATCTTTTAAATATTTGGTTCGATTGGCTAGCTGTTTGGCTTGAATGTTAATTACGCCAAGCTCTCCGCCCAGCACCTTATCTTGTTTTTCAATGAGATAAATATCTTCTTCCCATTGTTGTTGCTCAGTAATTTTTCCCATTTATACTTCTCCAAAAGTAAAGTTTCCGTCGAAATTGATCTCGCCATTCCATCGATGGCCTGCCCGTGTAAAATTGAATGCAACCAGATGACAGCGTGCGGGGGCGTTTTCATTTAAAATGCGCCGCACTTGCTTTGATTCTTCAATAGTAATGGGTTGATGTAGCACAATTTTGTATTCAGCCCAGTGCATTTCTTCATGTTCAAAGGTTTCTGACCCATCAAAATTTAGTTCGCCATTCCATGTTTTAAGTGATTGGTTTTCGATAATATCTACTTCGCCATAACCCACTGATTTCATGACGCGGCGAATCGCCGAAATTGTCCCTTTGTGCTTGTGAATATGGATGCTATTTAAAATGGCTTGTCGTTTACTTTCTTCGCTCCATTCGTCATCCCATTCGTCCACGGAAAGCGACCAAGCAAGCCATGGCAAGAGATTTATAGGGCAATTTTCAGCACTCCATAAGAGGCGAATTGGCACAGGAATTTCCGCAATTGCAGAAAGCGTATTCGATAATTGTTTCTCTAGCTTGCTCGACCCTATGGGCAAGAGATAGCTATTCATCTCGGCCACCTACGTTGATTTGAATTTGTGTGCAATATGCTGCTTGATGAGGTTGTACGATTAAATCTGCAAGCGGTTGTGTCAGTTTCACGTTCTGCACGCCTTCTTGGTGCAAGGCTGAATAAATACCTGAAAGCGTAATATCAATGCCAAGCAAGTGTTGCTTATTTGTATAATGGGTAATGGCTTGATTAACATTTGCCATGACAACACTTTCTAGTACTGAGGGATAAAGTGTGAGAGTCGCTCGAATTTCATAAGGTAAAATCACCGCACTTTCGACCAATACCGTATCAGTCAGAGGGCGAATATGCTCGGCATTCAGCTGTTCTTTTACCGCATTAATTAAATCACTGTCGGCTGTTCCTTGTCCCTCCGTTGATAATATGGCCACTTTCACCGTGCCTGCCGTTGGGCTTGTTACATCAACGTCTTTTACTTTTGCAGAAGTCGAGAGCGCATGGAATTCATAGCTTGCACGACTGCCTGCTGTGGTTAAACCTTCTAATGACATTTGAATACGTGTGCGAAAACGTTCATCATCTTCATATTGGGTGGGGATAGGCGGGTGAGCGTTTAAATCTCCCGCCTGAATGATTAATCGCTTAATGCCGAATAATGCCCCTAATTGGTCTAAATCTGATCCTGTTGCATAAGCAAGCATCACGGCTTTAGCAGATTCGTTAATATGCGTTCTGAGTAATAATTCTAAATAAGCATTTTCCTCTAGCAATTTCACTACAGGTTCGCTTTCTAATTGTAATCGAGCCTGCCAATGTTGGCGCATATCGTCATTTTCTTGTAATGATAGAAACTTTTCTTTTCTCTGAGTTAGTAAGGTTTCATAACTGAGTTCCTGCACAACTTTTGGTACAGGCAAATTGTTCAAGTCAATAATATTGTTCATGATTTATGACCTAATAAAAGATGGTTTTCTTTGATATGTTGCTGATATTGCCCACGTGCGACATAACTTGCCACGATGCCACCTTCAACCAATTCTGGTTTAAATTGTGTGATTTGTACGCGTGGTTCCCAACGATTAATTGCAGTGACGGCACAAGCCGCCAGTTGTAATAACAATGTATGACTAATGGGGCGGTCTATTAGCAGAGGAATTAAACTGCCATATTCACGCCGCTGAATACGTGAACCAACAGGGGTTAGCAAAATATCGGCAATGGATTGTTTAATATGGTCGCTTTCGTTTTTTAATGTTTCGCCAGTGTATCGATTCATTATTCTGGTTTTCCTGTTTTACTTGGGCCACCTTGTACACCACCGTGTTTATGGTTAATTTGACTGATTCCACCTGCAGTCATGTCGCCAGTACTTGTTACACTTCCTTCAATTTTTACATCGCCTTTAATTTTTACTGTCGGACAAAAGATTTCGATTTGTTGGCTTGCGTTGATAAAGGCGGATTGAATTCCGAAAACATTTAGTCGTCCGCTTGCTTGGTTGTATTCAATCATCGCACCGTCAGCAAATTCAATTACGTGTTCATCTGGCGATTGGCTAGGGCTGTTTTGTGTGTAAAGCCCAACTAATATGCAGGCTGTGGTAAATTCGCCGCTCACCGATAACATCACACATTGTTCGCCCACTGTAGGCGGCGACCATGTTTTAGTTGTGCCCGCTCGAAATGTAATAAATGGTAAAAACTCTGTCAGAATGTCTCCGCTCTTTACACGAGCACGTGCGGTGGTGTGATTCACTTCAGCAATCACCCCAAAGCGGATAATGTTGTCTAGTTTTCGTTGTAATTCGGCAGACATAGGCATTCATAGTTAAAGAAAATGCCTTATTGTTGGCAATATTGTGTGATGTGGCGAGTGGGGGAGTGTGTGGAATAATAGGTAACAAAAAAGGGCTTTCGCCCTTTTATTATGCTCTATCCCACATGGAACTCCGCGCTCTTGCTTGGCGTTGGTTTTCGATGCGTTGTATTTCTTTTGCCACTTGTTGTGCAATGGCTCGTTCGTCCATGCCTTGTGCGGCATTGATGGTGATATTTACGCTCATTAGTTGGCTGGATTGCGCCATCATTGGACGAGCAGAAATGGGCGCACGAGTATCAACTTGCACAGGTGCTGCAGTCGCAACGCTGATACCTAAACCGCCCGCAATCAGTGCTTGTTTACCGTAATTAAGGGCGTTGAGCGTATTGATGCCAAGTCGAGATGTGGCTTCTTTGGTCATCACGTATTCGCCACCGTGGACAATGCCCATGGGTTCATATTTGCCGCCATTACCAGTGTAGCCGCCTGAAGAATACATATTCGAATCAGAAAGTGCATCGAGTGTTCTTTCAGTAATACTTCCTGATTTGATAACCTTATTTGTTTCTTCATTTCTTGATTGTTTGGCATTTTCAACAATTTTTGCTCCCGCTTGAATACCTGGCATATTATCGATTACCCATTTTATGCCATCCATGAGTAGCTGTAATGGTTTGAGAGCAAAATCAATACCTGCCGATAACCCTTCGCCAAATTTTTTACCCGCACTTGTTGCAGCATCTAAATATTCTTTGGTGCTTTGTATCGGAGACAATAAATCAGTAAACCATTTCACGGCTTTTTCAATCCATCCAACGACCACACCAAATGCGGTGCCTAGCGGTTGGAATTTTTCAAGGACAGGGGCGAGACCTGATTTTAATCCCTCCCAAACTCCGCCGAAAAAGGCTTTGATTGGATTCCAGAATTTATAGATAAGTAATGCTGCGGCGGCAATAGCGAATCCTGTTGTAGAAAATACAAAACCTAACAATTTAAGCGGTGATAATAATCCACGGAGAATAGAACCGCCCACAGAAGCCATAGAAGATCTAAACTTAGGCAATAATATATTTAATTTTGAAAGACCTAAAAATAATCTTGCAACGGGATATAAGACAAAACTTAGAATTGTGGCAAATGCACCAAAGATAGTAAGCGAACCACCAATTACGCCAACAAAAATCATTAAATTAGATGATAATTTTGGATGGGCAATAATCCAATTTTTTATGGTTTCGACGACACTACCAATTTTCTTCATTAGATTATCTAATGTTGGCGCAAGCGCGTTGCCAATAGTAGCATTGAGATTGAATAATTGATTTTTGAATATTCCCCATGTGGATGAAAGGGCTTTCATTCTTGTATCAAATTCGCGCCCCATTGAACCTTTGGCTGCTTGGCTATTTGCGAGTTCAATTTGTCTGCGCCATTCTTCGGTATTAGATGCTAATAAAGCAAGTGTTTTCGTATGTTCTGTACCAACGAGATCAGCAATAAACCCAAGGCGTTTTTGCTCTGGCATTTTCTTTACCGTTTCTACAATTTTCATTAATGTGCCTTGTGCATCTTTCGCCATTCCTAGTTCTACTTGGCTTGCATCTAATCCCATTGCTTTTAATGCTCCCCGAACTGGTTTTTTCTTCGTGGCAGATGAAAGGCGAGTAAAGATTGCGTTCACGGCTGTGGCTGAGTCTTCCTCTCCTGCACCAGCTGTTTGTAGCGTTGAACCCAATGCGGCCATATTTTTCTCGGTGATTTTTGCAATTCCAGAAATACCTGATACACGATTCATAAAGCCAATAATTTCTGTACCTTTAGAGATCGCATTGTCGTCTAAATAATTTATTGCATCTGCCAGTTCGCGTGATGCAGCAGACGATAATTTAAAGTTTTTGGTTACTTTGCCATATTGTTCGACCAATTCATCAGGATTTGCTGCGTCAAAGGCTGTCGCCATTTGGGTGTTTAAGCGCACAAATTCTTCTAATTGTTCTTTTGGTACATCCATACGTGCTGCGGATTCAATCATGTTTGCGATTTGTACGGTGGTTAATGGCAATTCGGTCGATAAATTTTGAATCTTTTGTTTCCATTGTTCAAATTCGGGCGTTAGGTTGCCTGCGTCATCTTTTAACCCTTGAACTTGACGTGCTACTCCTAACATTGCATCTTCAAATCCCATAAAATCCCGAACTGAATTCGCCAATGGTGCAGTCATTGTTGCACCTGCCGCTGTTGCCTGTGCACCAATGATTTGTGCTTTACCACTGATATCTTTAAGTTTCTCAACTTGCCCGCGGTATTGATTATAAGCGGCCTGTTTTGCGTTGAGTTTTTTCAATGCAGCTTCTTGATTTTTAATTTGAACCGTTGCGCTTTTGGTGTTTTTCTGTAGCTCTCTTTGTTTTTGCGCGAGTTTTTCTGCGGAAATGCCTGATTTTGCTAATTCTTGGCGTGCTTGCTGTAATTTATTTGCTGCATCAATTTGTTCTTGCTTGAGTTTTTTTACCGCACTTTTTGCTTTCTCTACTTCCTTTTGAAAGCCTGCAGTAGGATGTTGAGCATTCTTCATATATTGAGCATAAGATGCGGCTTTTTGTTTGGCTTGCTCTAATTCTTGATTCAGCGAATCTAATTTTGATTTTAATGGGTTGATAGCAGAAGCATATTGTTTCATTGCGGCTTGATGTTGCTTATTTTGCTGATTTAGTTGTCGCTGAATCGATTTGCTTTCTTTTAGTTTTGCCGATAGCTCATGAACGCTTTTAGATGCACTGCGAACTGGAGCAGACATTTTATCAATCGCATTTAATAAAACTGAAAGTTGTAAGTTGTTCATAAAACACTCGCTTTTTGTTGACAAATATTTGTTTTAGGCTTAATAATTAAGAAAAACAGAAAGGAGAAATAGCAATGATGGCACTACTTTCATTAAGCGTTTTTGGTATTGCACTATTCGGTCTTGGTATCGCGTTTGGTGTGATCTCATTGCCTGTTATGGTATCTGGAATTATTGCTGCACCATTAATTTTTCTCTATATGATGATGCTAGGATCTATCTTATGGCTAGCTGAAATTAATATATTTCTAGGACTTTCTGCGTTTGCTTTTTATCTTTTCTGTATTTGGAAATGGAATCAATATTTGAAAGCTAGACACTCAACTGCTCAATAATCAAATCTTCAATTAAATCCACGTCACTTTCCGAAAAGCCCAGCAATTCACGCTGGGCATATTGCACTTTGAAATCTTTATCTTTAGATGGGCTAGCGCTTAAACCGTATTGATGCACTGCAGCAATGGCTGCGCTTGAGCCATTAAAACCCACTGAAACTTCGTTACCATTTGACCGCACTTTTAAATGCCGTGCGGTGCGAAGTTTGGCGAACATGGCTTTGCGTTTGATTCGTCCTTTCTTTTTTCCAAATTCTTTACGTGGTTTTCTAGGTTCAAAGGCTGAACCATCGGGATTTTGTTGGCGTGCAATTCGGTTCGATTGGCTTTTTCGTAAGGCTTGCCCGATTTTTCGCCCAAGCTGTCTGCGCGCCTGTGGAGAAAGATTGGCAATAAGTGCGGTCAATTTTGCCTGAACTTCTTCTACTGTTGCCATTAGACGATATCACCCTCAAAAATTAATGAATCCCAGTTTTCCAAATAGACTTTTACTCGGGTTGGTTCATCCCATACTGGTTCTTTTGCGTAATGGATCTGCACGTTATTCCCGTCTTTTTTCGACACAACACGTTCAGTGAGTTGGATTTCGAAACTAATGTCAGCGGTGTTGTTATTGTTGTAATCCACCTGGAATTTAAATGCATTCTCTCGAATTTGTGGATTTTCTAATATTTCAGGTTGATTTGTGCGCAGATAAGCCATCATTGGCACAATCAAAGTGGCAATATCGCCTGCATAATCAGTCACCACAACATTGAGTGTGTAACGATATTCAAAACTCAATGATGCGGCACCCGTTGCGATGATTTGCCCACCGTCCACATAAAGTTGTAGATGGTCGGGATTTTTTACAAAATCGGGGTGACTTTGTTCAAGGATTTTGCGCAGTTGGTTGGGCTTTTTCATTTGCGAAAATTCCGTTGTTGCATTTCAAATCTTTGTTGGCAAGCTACGCAACGTGTTACGCCTTGAATCATTTGTCTGCGCTTTTCTGGGATGGGCGCATCGCAATCTTCACAATAAAGGCGACTTACTGCTTTAAAAGTGCGGTGTTTTTTCAGGGCGATTTCACGTTGCATTTCTTCAAGCTGTTGTGCTCGGTCGAATTGATCTGTCATGGCTGTTCCTTTTTATTAAATTCATCCATGCATTTTTTTAAACTTGAGTTTTCAATGATGCATAAATTAAGGTGGTGCTGTGTCTGTAAATAGGCTTCGGCTAATTCGCCATTGGTGCGAATTTGTGGCGAATATGCACTGCACTCTGTGGTTTGCGGACAAAGAATCGGTGATTTAATGACTTCCTGCTGAGTTGAGCACGCGTTTAACATCATCAGGCAAAGGGCGGTCAGCCCAATCTTGGTTTGATTTAAGTACATTTTTTAAATCCTGTGTTTGTTGATTTTGGTTTGCTTTGAGGTTATTTACTGCTTGGATGAGCTGTGCTTGCTGTTCGGCAAAATTTTGAACGCTATGATTTAACTCAATGTAAGAGTTTTGCCATTTCAGTTTTAGCTGTTCTTCTTTGAGCATTTCTTTTCGCCAGTAATTCGCCTCAAATCCCAGAAAAATAATGAGGAGTACAAGCACTATTGGTCCAATAAGTAAAATGCCTCGTTCTTTTGCGGTTAAGAAATTAAACATAGGTTTTTCTCCTTTTGACGGCGTTCAATTAATCCTTTTAGCGGTTTTCCTGCTGCATAAATCCAACGTTCAAACTGACTGCACATGGTTTTGCTGTAGCCTTGGCGTGCCATTTTAAAAAGTGAGCTATTTTTTAATTTGCCACATCCTACGTTAAAGGTGATGGACACTAAGGCATCAAATGCTCCTTGTGGCATGGTTTGACCGTTGGCATATTGATTAACGCATTTTTCTGATTGTTTAATGCCCTTTACGTATAACTCGGCAATTTCTTGTAAGGTGTAAATTTTATTGCGGTCAATTTTTTCAACGGCATCGGTTATGCCTATGCCGACTGTTAAAACATCAGCAGGGCATTGATAGGGCTTTTTCATGCAACCTTCTGCATTGCCAATCAGTAACAAGCCTTTTTCGGATGTTCGAATTTCGTTCCCATGAGTGGCAATCACAAGTCCAACAACGGCGGATATGGCGCAGATGTATTTAGCAGAACGTTTAATCATGATGATGGATCCGTTGTTCGAGTTCTTTTTCTTTCAATTCAAAATCTTTTTTCTTGTAATACCAATTCACAAGAAAGGTGGCGACACCAATCACAATACCTGTAACCGATGCGACATCAGCCCAATTTACATTTGAGAACATATCGGCAATGCGTCCAATTAAGAAGGCGAATATTCCTGATGTGTAAGACGCTCTTGATGGTGTGTCGTGCATATCAGCTCCAAAGTTGAATTGTGTCATTTGCCACGCTAATTTTTTCTGTATCGGCTTCTGGCAAATTGACTACCGTACCAATGGGAATAATGGGCTTATCCATTAAATGCGGATTGAGTTCGCAGGTTATTTCGAGCAAGCCTTCACTTCGTCCAAAATGTCGATAAAGGATGGCATCTAAATTGTCATTTTGTTGTGCGTAAACTTGCATTAGATTAACTCCGCATCGACGCGTTTTCGGCCCAATATGTCGCTAATCGCAAAGCGTGCATCACGGCGTAATTCATCAATGCTGTCTTTGAGTAGTGCCATTTTCTTTTCGCCATCATTCGTGCTGTCGTAGCTTGCATAGCGTTCATAAAGGTTTGCCAGTGCTAAGCAACTTACCGCACGTTTATAGCGATAAACCAGTACGCTTTCGCCATTGATGGAAGGGGCAGTGATCTGTTCTAAACTGTCGCGTTTGCTTTGCGTTTTAAACGAGGAGAGTTCTGCATTGACGCTTGCCATGCCCTCAATCAAGGCATCTTGTAAACGTTGTGTGGTAATGGTGCCGTCTGCACGGTATTGATTACGAAATTGAGCAAGTGACATATCGGGGAAGAAACCGTCATTACTGATAATGTCATCTAAGGTATCGTAATCATTTAACTGTTGCTGTACTTCGCCCATTTCATAATCGGGGGCAAGTTTGACTGATATTGCGCCGTCACTCATTGATTTACCCTTATAAAAAAGTCGGGTGAGGATTAAATTAAGCACGGCCAATAAATCCGTCAGAATTTGACCGCACTTTTAATCCGCCCGACGGCTGCGTGGTTTGCTCTTTACCAAAAGCGATTATTCATCGGCTTTGTTTAATTGCTTACGTAATTTTTTAATATCGCCTTTCACGCCAATTTTCTGATCTAAACCCAAAGCACGTTCTAAATATGTCAGTGCTTGTTCAGGGGTCTTATCAACCAATAACAAGCCCAATTCACGCAATAATCGCGCACGGCTTTCATCGGGCATATCGCAATCAGCGGTGATGCGTTGAACTTGCTCTAAGTAAGCCACTTCGAACGGTTTATTTGCGGCTTGTGCGGCTTTGGCTTGGTCGGCAAATTCTTCTGCCAACAAGGTGCCAAGTGTTCGGGTAAATGGCTCGGGCAAGCGTAAATCATGAAATACAGCATAATCGGCAATCTGTAAGGCGAGATGATATTCGCTACAGTCAATTGCCCACACGCACCATGTCATCAAGACATTATCTTGTTTACCACTTCCGACCGATAACGCCCCTTCAATCCATGGTAGATAGTCAGGCAAAATTTGCTTTTTAAATGCGCCTTTGCGTTCCGTTGATTGGATGTTTTTCAAATCCTTTCGATGTCTCGCAAGAATACGGCACATTTTTTCGTATTCCGTAAAGTCGCTTAGATCTTCGGTTTCTGTCGCATTAGCGATAGCGGCAGAAACTTCTAGAAAGTGGCGTTTAGTTGGGCGCATTATTGATTCCGTTATGCTGCCACAGGCGAAATAGGCTCAGGAGCCTCAAGAATCGTAATATTTTTCGCCATGGCGACTGCCTCGTAGTTTTCCACAACGTAGGCTTCGTTTGACGATAAATAATCTTCTACGCGATTGCGTTCTGGCACATCTTTTAAGTGACGACGCACTTTGCCTTCCTGTACGTAGATAGATAAGTTATCAAGTGAGGTAATTAACACTGTGCCTTTCGGGAAGAATGGAACAGACACGGCTTGTAACCCGCCTACACGTTTTTGGCTAATGACGGTATCACCTGCCAAAATTTCGCTTGGTTTTTCTTGGTTAATTAATGGGAAATATTTATCGGCTAATAAGTCGCTACCCATGATTGCAACCAGCTTTGTGTCGTCACGGTATTGTGCTGGAATGAAATCTTCTTTTAATGCAAAGACAAGGGCATCAAGATTTTTATAGGTTTTACCTGCACCGATTTCGATTTTGCCACTGCTTTTTTCAACTTCTTTTAACACACGGGCTTTGGCTTTATCTTCGATTTGGGCTAACCAACCCTTATTCACATCTTGCAATAATGGGTGTTCAGTGCGGTTTGTGGTTGTGGCTACACTTGTACCATTCAAACCGATCATGATACGGTCTAATGCAATGCGTTCTGCTTTGAGTTTGCCAATGCGTGCGGCAAAATCAGGGAATTTCGCCCAACTGTCTAAAGTTGCATAATTTAAATGCGTGTCAAAGTTGGTTTGTTCGCAAGAATAGGTGTTTTCTTGCAAGCTGTGAATGTCAGTGGTTTCACGTGCTTTGGTGTTTGTGTCGGTACGGCTTGCCACTGGTGAAAGCACACCTAAACGCAATGCGGAACCTTTCATTTCTTGCACCATCACTACATTGATGCGTTTTAAGAAATCAGAACTTTCAAGCACAGCATTTTCTAATTTTTGTTGAATAGTTGGCTCAACGGTAAACTGACCGCCATTCGCAACGAATGCCACATCTTCGCCGTTATCTGCTGCAACACCAGCTACATAAGCATTAAATTTTTGTTTGGTAAATTTATTCATTTGGTTTTTTCCTAAGATAAATTAAAAGAAGCGGCCGTCAGTTTCAGGTTGTTCACCGTAAACTAAAGGGCGAGGATTTCCGGGTTCAACAGGCTTTTTGAGTTCTGCGAACGTTGCTTGGGTTTCTGGC